CCATTTCCAATTTGGAAAGTCATAGTTGCACCGTTGATTAAACAGCTAACCGTATTGGACTGAACACTGTTATCCTGGCCTGAGCCGATCCAAGCATAGGTTGGTGTGGATGGCTGGATAATAGCAGGAATATTCGTGCAGGTAAATCCTACACCATTACTTGTTGAGGCGAATTGTGGCACTCTGATTATAACTAGATTTCCAATTCGCTGCCATGTTGCAGAAGGAGTTGGGGCAGCCGTGAATCCAGTAAGGGTCATCGTGAAGCTACCCTGCGCTATCTGCCCAGCCGCAGCCCCCGCAAGTGCGATGGCGATCTGATTGGCCGTATCACGGAAAAAGCCAGTGTCAGGATCATTTGCAAACGAGTGAGAAGGAGTTCCGACAGCCCCGTCGCCAGTTAAGAATTGCGTTGAATTTGTCTGGGTTGCGGCAGAAGAAACAATCATCATCGCCGAACCACCAGTGGTGATTCGTAGCTCATTCGCGTTCAGACGATAGAGGCCCGTATCGGGATCATTGAAGAAAGAAACAGACGCAGCACCGACTGATCCATCCTGAACGTGAAATGGTACCGTGTTGACAATGACTGATGTGCCGTTGACAGACATACGAGTCGTGCCACCGGCGCTGAAGCTCATATCATCGGCACCAGCACGGAATACTCCAGTGTTGGAGTCATTGTCAAATGAGTAAACCGGAGCTCCCGCTGTACCGTCAATCAAAGGTAAGTTTACGACGGCCGACTTTAACCCTCCAGAAGACAACGCCAGACGGAGTACACCCCCCGTCGCAATACGAATTTCATCTGCTCCGGGGCGGTAGATGCCGGTATCCGGGTCATTATCAAACGAATACAGGGGGGCGCCCACAGCTCCATCCACCGTGGGAAGGATCACAGTCGTGGGTTTGAATCCTCCAGAGGACATGTCGAGGCGCAGGACTCCTCCCGTGGCGAAACGAATGGTGTCCGCTCCTGGACGATACATGCCCGTATCCGGATCATTGAAGAATGAAAGTCCGGGAGTTCCTACGAGACCGTCATTAACGAGAACTTGTGACGAATTAAACTGTGCTACGGAGGAATTGAGGACAACCATCGCGGCCCCACCAACCGCAATACGAAGTTCATTTGCTCCGATACGATATATGCCCGTATCTGGATCATTAGAGAAAGAGATACCCGGAGTACCAACCAGACCATCTCCGACTAAAGTCTGTGTTGCATTGAATTGAGCAACTGCAGAACTAAATATGGCCATCGCAGCGCCGCCGACGGCCATGCGAAGTTCATTTGCCCCTATGCGGTAGAACCCAGTATCTTGATCTGAATTAAACGCAATTCCAGGAGCAGCTACAGTTCCATCCCCTGCAAGAATTCGAAGGGAATAAGAACCAGAAGAACCTACGGACCAAACATCTACTCCAGCTATTGCAAATCTGAAGTCCCCTGCTCCAGCTCGATAAAGTCCAGAGGTAGTTTCCGCACCCCACGTCAGCGCGGGGGCGCCGATCGCGCCAGCCACCAACTCCAGAGGAGCGAGCATACCACCATCCCCAGACCGACTGAGGGAGTCAGTCATGGCGGTTCCGATATCGGACAGGGTCGTATTAGCCCAGACGGTGCTAATCGTTGTCCCGGTTACGACCGGATTGCCTGCCGGGAGGCTGTATGTTCCGCTACTGTTACGAGGCATAGTTCACCTTACATCGGCTGCTGAGTCTTCATCCATTCTTCGTACGGAACGGCGGGTTCGCCCATGGCCTGTTGCTCCTTCACGTAGAGCTGGTAGCCTCGGGCATGCATTTCCATGGGCTTGAGCTTCTTGTTGACAGGATTCTTCCTGTTGCGAAGAGCCGCTGCGACCATTTCTGGGGTGGGTCCGTCACTCATTTTCTTCACCTACTGTGGATTGGACAGCTGCGCCACGAGCAAGAGCGCCCGCCCGTCGTGCAGCATTCGGGTTATTACGGAGTAATTCAACGATAAGCTTCTGCAATTTAGTGTCGCCCAACAGAGCTCTCTGCACTGGCTTGGTCGCCAGAGCATTACCTCCGGCTAGCGCAGCCACGGTCGCTCCTGGTGACATCATAGCACCGAAGCCAGCACCACCCATACCGAGTCCAGCGAGGATCTTACCAGTCAAACCACCAGCCGCAGCTGACTTATCCACGGTTTCGGCACCGATCTGGCCGATCGCACGCTGCTCAGGACTATTCTTGGCTACGCGTGCAAGAGTACGAAAGAGGAAACGCCCCTCTTTATCCGCAGCTTGACCCGCCGCAGCCTTGACAGGAGCAAACGCACGATACGCTGGAGTCAACTCAAGGTACGACTTGAGATCATCCAGGTTAAGCTTGGAGCCGCCCTGCTTCATTTCGGCGATAATATGGTCATCGATCCATTTATCAGCAGCTTTCCAAACAGGCTTTTCGTGATTACGAGCCTGTTTGAGAAGCTCACTGATTTCTCGCTTCACATTGAGGAGGTTTTGGCCGTCAATAGAAGGCTTCCCATCCGAAAACTGCTTCATCAATGCTTCAACTTCGGACGTCACCTTATTCAGGGTAGTCTTGTTGACTGTTGTCTTCGGATCAGTCATCTTCTTGACTGTGGCGGCCACTTCCGTCTTAAGATCTTTAGGAACATTGAAGGCATACGACTTAACAGTCTTGTCGTATACATCGTCAAATTGCTGAGCCATCTGGTCAACAGCAGCCGAAACCTTCGTGCCTGCGTTCGCTGGCAACGTCGCTCCAGGGGGCAGAGCTTCCTTTAGGGCAATTTCACGGAGTTTATCCGCAGCCTGCGCTCCCTGACGCTGAAGCTTTCCCTTCACTCCGGGAACGATTGGGAGGGCATCCTTATACAAGGTCTTTCCTAGACGGCTGACGATATCTTCCTCACTGGCAGCCTGCGAAATGGGGAGGAATATATCGTCCCCATGCTGGCCGGCGAGTTGTTCAAGAGCTTTGGCTGCTTCGCTTTTCGCAATAGTGCCGCGAAGTATACGTCCACCGACCTTGCCAAGGCCAGTGAGTGTCGGGCCGAGTACACCACCTACTAGAGCTCCTTGCCCCTGCTTGTCGGGGTCCGCATAAATAGCGCCCTGTGTGGCCCCCTCGATCGCCGAGCGGGCGTAGGGGCTAGCCATGGTGCGGGCCAGCACGCTCGCCGCAGGAGCGGCCTTCGAGGCTGTCGAGAGGAGTGCTCCGGTGCCCATGCTAAGGGGTGCCGTGGCTGCCGCGCCGCCGATAATTTTACCAGAAAGAGGAAGCTCTGCATCTCTCTCATCCATATTCTTGAGAGTTTCATCACTCGCCCACGAGGGAGTGAGAGAATCTGGCAAAGCTAGATTCGTCACACCCTTCCATCCACGAAGCATGCCACTACCGACGGCAGCGGTGTGATCACTCCCAGGAATCATACTCTTAGTGGAGCCACGACTCTTAAAAAGACGGTCAATGGTGTTGGAATCCAGACCCATATCTAGATACTTTTGTCTTTCGGTAGGGTCCATGTTCAGGACAGGGACGTCAACTTTTCCCTGCGCACCATACTTCGCTTTGTAGAGACTTGAATTCGGATCGTATTCGCCAGGATTCTTTGCCTGAAGTGCAGCTATGCCGATTTGACGCTTGTAGTCGCGCTCAACCTCGTCCGGATTTGCATCATCCGGAGCTTCCAAGATTGTGCCGTCTTCAAGTTCAATTTCCACTTATTTCAACCCACTTTCCGTCGACTTTTTTGAGTCTTCGTTTCGGCGCTGGTGCTTCTCCATCTGCCGCCGGAGCACCCTCCGTAGGATCCAAGATATTAACCCCTGGGATATCTGTATAATCAGCCAACGCTTCACCGCTGTAGCCCTCTTTTAGGAGGCCAGAAGCCTTCTGCTTGAGCCTGTGATCAAAGACCTTGCGCATGATCGGCAGCGCCTTGGCGATCTGCTCATCCGTCTGACCAACAGACGGATTGGCGTCAGCCCAGGACTTCTTCTCAGCATCGGTAAGAGTCGCACCGAACATACGGTTGCGCTCCGCGATATTGTAGAAGAGATCCCATTTCTGTTTGGCGAGGAAAGACTTCTTATCTCCCTCATTACCGTAACCTTTTGACGCAGCGTAATTCTTGAATGTACGAGCTCCCGGAACTGGAAGACCAGCGACGGTCACAGCACCGAATTTGCCACCTTCTTCCAAGAATTTGGAGAGATCATCCACAGCACCAATGGTCTGTGAAAGATCCTGCATTTCCTTGATGTCGCCTTGTCGCAGCTTGGGGATTTTTCCACCAGTTCCGGCCTTGTCAGCCTTGATACCAGCGGCCCGAGCCATCGCCATCTGATATTCATGGTCCAAATCGTTGTTGCGCTTTGTCTCAGCGAGCGCAGCGGCCATGTGATCCAACTGTCCCGTCTGGTACTGATTCGTCTGTGCGGCGCGATTGTCATTCTGACGAATCTGTTGAAGCATCTCGGAGTAAGCGTCAGATGAATTACTTAGCTCACGACCGGCGGGGGCCAGAGCTTTGTCCCCGGTGATCTGGCCGAGCAGACCCATGTTGTTGCGACGACGAAGCGCAGCCGCGATCAGAGCGGCACGCTGTCCCTTGCCCGCACCTTCGCCGATAATCGCTTCGTAGATATCTTCCATTAGAGGTACTCCTCCAATTCCGGCATGTCTCCCAATCCCGGCTGTGAGGGACGTTTGCGGAGATTTTGATAGAAGAGTTTTCGTCCAGAGACCTGTTGCTGGAGTAATTCGTCTTGCTTCTTCCGAAGTTCTTCAATCTGCTTGCCAGCCTTGTATCCCTGAATTCCACTGGCGAGAAACTCCAACGGATGCGCCGCTGTCTGAACTCGGCCATTGCCGCGCATCTCAGGATTATTCCGATAACGAAGCTGCTCAGCCAGAGCCATCTGCTTTTCCAGCGCACCCTGCTGATCGGGGATGATGCCCAGCGCCATGAGCTGCTGAAGCTCTTCATCCGTCATCTCCTCGGTGGCATCAGGAGGTAAGAAGGCCATAGTTCACCATCAGGTAGCCAGAAGGATGGGTGTGTACGACACCCGGAATATGAGCAACTTCGTCAGCCATGACGCCCATGCGTATGACACTCGGACAATCCCAAAAATAGCGGTACAGATACCACTGAAGTCCTTTGAAATCCTTGACCAAAGTTTTGACAGCCGTCTTTAGACGACGGTCAGAGAACATCATCGCAGCGCTCATACCCCCCTGCATCAAGCCCTGCATCTGCTGCTGCTGAGCATTGAAGGCATCCATCGCAGCACCATACTGATCATTGGCAGCACCAGAGTAATCAGTCGTTTCACTGCGCTGGGCCGAGTTGAAGCCGGGCATGTTCGGCATGTTGACCTGCTGCCCAGAGAGAAGCGCCTGAATTTCGTTGAGGCTGAAGCCCCGGCGCTGCATCTCCTCAGCGATCTGCTGCTGACGGCCCTGATTCTGGAAGTTGGCAGCCTGCATTTCCTCTGCAAAGCGATTCTGACCGAATGCGAGGGATTCCTGCCCAGCCTGCTGACGACGGGCATCATCCATGCCCGCCGCAGCAGACTGCTGCGTGAACTGCTGACCTCCAATGCCTAACTTCTGGGCCAGCGCCTGCTCCGCCGCCGAATTGGCAAAGGCTCCACCAGCTTGTCGCTCTCCAAACTGCTGTCCTCGAGTGGACGTATCCATTCCGTGCATCCGGGAGGCTTCGGACCCAGCGCCGATAGTAGCCTGATAAGAGGCTTGTTGGCGAGCATCGTTTTGTGACTGTCTGAGGTTTTCAAGCTCCCGGTCATAAGCTTCATCACCTTCTCGTAGTCCCTGATTGTAGAGTTGAGTGCGCAGAGCTTCAGCATCACGTGTAAACTGAGGCTCAGCACGACTAGAGAACTGATTATAGATAGCATTTCCAGCATTGTCGTAATACCTCTGGGATGGGTCAACGCCCTGAAGTCCTTCAGTGCTAAGATTGCGCTGAATTTCCTCCGGGGTATAGTTGGCGACGTCCGGGGTCTCTCCGAATGCGGGGAGGGTAGACGCATCGTACTGGTTAGCTTCGGGGGTGGTAGCCTGTTCTTGGAACTGGCTCCAATCCATTGGCTCACCATACTCATCCTGCACTCGTCCCAGCAAACCTTCTGCAAGGTCGCTGCGACCTTGCGTCAGGCGCAGCTGAGAATCGAGAGCAGACTGAGCTTCGGGGGTCAGATTGGTGTTCTGTTCCCACGAATTCAAATACTGTCCAGTGGCTTCGTCCCACTGTGGGGTAACGTTCCATGTCTGCTGGCCGAACGGAGTATTGATCGTGGGACGATTGGACCACGTCTGTTGCTCCGTGACATTTCGGCTAGAGGCTGCGGTCTCCTCCGCTGCTGCTCGGTAATCAGGGGCTTCGGGGGTACTCTTCATCCCATCACCTGACCACGTTTACGAAGAGCCATAATCATGGCTTGATTCGGAATATTCTGTGGTGGTCCACCCTGCTGCGGAGCCCCTTGCATCATTGGCATGGGCATCTTCGGAGAAGACATCGGCATGGGAGCCGGGCCGGGCCCCATCTTCCCCATCATCGGCGGAGGTGCCATCCCCGTCTGCGGGGGCGCCATGGACTGAGCTGTCGGGCTAGCCATGAAAGGGTTTGGGGTGTACGATCGCCCATTCGGGCCCCCACCAAGAAACATAGTTGGTCCACGTGAGCCCATATACATTCCTCGGTCAACAGGGGCCGGAGTCTTAGCAGCCGCCAGAGCAGATTTGGATTTCTTTGGAGCAGTAAGCCCAGATGGGTCAAGCATAGTCGCAAAGTCACCCTTATTGGTGGCCTTCACGCCTTTCGCCATATGCTTGAAGTGTTTGACCGGATTTAATGCGTCACTGAACCATCCCATACCTGAGTCCTCCTGAGCCAACGACATTCATCACGTCGCATCTCTTGGATGACCAAGTCGGTTCCAAGACTCCAGCCGTCCGGGACTCGGTAGGTTATCCTGAAGCCGAGTTTGCGACTGAGTTCTAAAACAGGGGTATTATCCCCCTGAGTACTGGCGATTACAAGCCCCTTATTGCAGATTTCGAAGGGGTATCTAAAGATTTCTGTAAGAAATCGTCTGTCAAACCAGGGTCTAGTTGCTCGTGACCAACAGTGGATGAAGACGGCATTTTCTGTCCAGTTATCGTAGGCGACGACAGCCAATCCATCTCCGTAAGTAATTCCTCGCAACCCAGATGTCGGGTTATATGGGAGCTCACGACACATCCTCTCCATCTCATCACGAGTAGATCTCCTTATAAGCTCCATCCCTCGTCCTTATAGAGGTCTGTACGTACGAGAATCGTCTCAGCCTGTACGTTGCCATTGAGGCCGATAGCGATTGTTCGCCCCATACCATTCCCTCCTCGTAACTGGTCTGCTGTAGCGAGTTCAACGGACCACAAAGCCGCATCCCATATTGCAACGTCCCAGAGAGCGCCAGATACGGAACTGCTTGAAGGGGCTCCAAAAAGTTCAGACAGATTGTAATCATACCGAACCTCCGCAATATACGCGGGGGCAGCTGAGGCAATGAATACCGGGCGAAGAAACTGAGATCTCTTGTAGTTTCCAACTTGTCCTTCTTCTTGGAAGGTTTGAAGTAATGAAAACTCGATGTCAATTCCGCCTGTACCGTCAAGCAAGACATTGTCGGCATTTCCGTCGTAGATGAGGACCCGGTTGTCTTCATCCCCAATGTAGAAGTCATCAAGATAAACATCTCCGGTAAGGTACGGGATGTCTATAAAGGTGGACCACCCCTCAGTGTTGAGCGACTGTATGAATTGAAGGTAGGACAGTCCCGTCCGCTTCGGGGTGGAAATTAAGAGGAGATTGTCGGCCGGTATGAGTCTGACTTCCCAGCCGAGATCGGTACGGGTGACTCCCATCTGATCATTGATGAGCGGGTTGATCTTACGGGACACATAGATGTCCTCCTGCTGGATCAGCGCCCCGGCGATGAGTTTAGTGAGAGGAATGAGGCCGTAAGCTGATAGGATATATAGTTCGCCGCCAAAAGAGCCAGCAATCCTCCTACCCACTGGAGTTTGTCCGATGTACCACTGTCCATGTTGGATGAAGTCTGTCGCAGTGTTCGGATCATTTCCCTTATATATGACAACGTCACCAGTAGAAGACACAGCGACCAGATAATCGTCGATGCCTTCACCACCGTCAATAGTCCAGTTGTAGAGAGCGACAAGGGTGCCACCATGTTTGAACTTATTACCGAAGTTAAACTCTGTGACTGTGCCAGTGATCTGCCCAACTGGCAGATACCATGCGGATGCAGAGTCTTTCTCAATGAACCAGAGACGACTCTTGAAGATTACGCAGCCTGCGAAGGTCGCAGGGTCTTGGGGAGTGATCTGACCCGCACCGCCACCCAGAGCGACGGTAGTCCAGAGACCCGTGGACTCTGTGTAGAGTTTATAACCATTGGACTCGTCGCAATAAACCAGGAAGTGTCCGGCTGTCGTAACGTATAGCGTCCACTGGCCATATCCAGACTCAACGTCTGCTGCTCCAAAGGCCAGCGCGAGAGTCGGAGCAGCTCCTCCAGCAGTGATATTGTATATGCCATCCTCTGCGCATGCAAACAGGCGATTCTGGGCATCAGAGGAGCCGACATATGGAAGGATAGTTCGTGTGCCACCTGTACCGACATTAGTGGCAAATTCACGATAACCGCTCCTGACACGACAACCGTAACGTGACGGGTAGATATTCTTGAGAAATATCGCCTCGTTGGGCGACATTTCGCTCAGGCCCGTCTGGGCATTGATCCCCGCGATCGGAGCAGGAATTTTGCTTACAGAGGTCCGTTGCGGCGAGGGATGATTCAGCTTCGTAGGTCTGTACCCAAGCATCACGGGAGCCCATAGTTAGTCTCAGGGATGTTCCGCCAGCCCAGATACGGGAACAACCTCATACGGGCGGCGTTGAGGACAGGGGCAGACACATCTTTTCCTGTCCACTGCATGAATACAGAATGAAATTGCTGGGAGGCACCTGAGGTGTCAAAGCCCTTAGCCTCCAAGAACCTGAGTTTCAGGAATTTAGTGATCAAAATAGGCTCATAGAGCACTACGTTGTCGCTGGCCGTGATTCGATCCTGAACTGCGACAGTCGCGGCAGCTGCAAGAGCAACCCACCAGCGACTGATGTACTTAAAGTTGATGTCTATTCCATCCGGGGGCGGCTGAGGCAGAACTTGGAACTGACCCTGTGACATCTTGAAGGATACGAAAATGGTGCTGGAAGCCAAATTCGTGTTGACCAGATACGCCCAATCTTGTTCCGAGAGTGGGCCTCCCAATGGCAGGCCGAGGCCAGCATTGGTCGGGGTCCAGCCGGTCTGGTCAATGAAGTATGCAAAGTCATCCGGAAGATCGTAGTTACCTGTATCCGGAGGAACTGCGGTGGTGATGGAATGTTCCACCACAAACCTGTTCCACTGGAATAAGCCGAGCAACTCCCGACCGGTGTTGGTCAGGAGTTGTACCAGCTGAATAAAAGCCGGATCTGTTGAAGCAAAGGGATCCGCCACAGCAGTGAGTCCACACTCAACAGCGGCTGCGTTGATGATGTCTCCTGCTGTGTCGTATCGGGCCATTTACTTCCCCTTTTCCTTTTCGCCCATCTTGGAAATAAGAGCTTCCAGCGCCTGGATTCGCTTGCCCTGCTCGCTGATGGCGTTATTCGCCGCCGCCAGTTCGTTGTCCTTCTTCTCGATCTCCGCTCTGATGGACGTAAGAGGGGCTGCTTCTCTCGCTGCAGTGAGGTAGTCGTTCGCCATCTGTTTCATCTTCTGGATACCCATGAACTTGGACGCATGGGCATCGGAAATGTTGGCGAGCTGTTCCACCGTGTAACAGTTGAAGTACTCCAACTCCTTGATCTGACCAAGAGTCACGAAACCCACCATACGAAGTGGGGTGCCAGCGACAGCTTCCTGACTCTGCTTGTTCTTGAACGCCTGATACTGGCGTGGGAAACGCTGAAAGTCTTTTTCCCAGGCCGGGCGATGAACGATTGATTCCTTATCGCCCGGAACCATGATCATGACATACTCACGCTCCTTGTAGACAGGACGTCCCTGTTTGGCCGTCTCGTCTTTGTCGGGGTGTGGGTACATGGAAAACTGAACGAGCAGTCGCTCGTCAGCTTTGTCGCCTTTCGCAAAGGCGGCATCTGTCATGTCGTAACTGGCTTCTGCTAACCCGCGCATAGATTATCCTTTATTTGGTTTGAGTTGGCCCTGTCGCGAGGCCAATCCGAGAGACATGGCCGGAATGGCAATGTCATTTCGGATGGACATCGTCTTCAGGAATTCGGAAATCGCCTGAACCTCAGCAGTTGTCGTACCACCAGCCATCGCAGTCGCGACAGCAGCAGCGTTCGCCAGCAAACGTGAGGAAGCAGTATCTAGAGAAATCGCCATAAAAACTCCTAGGCGGTCGCAAAGCGACCATTTGAGGTTGCAGGATCGCCGTTCTGGAAGCTCACCGCTGCGGCGGCTTCGTAAACAATCTGTCCAAGGTTGGAGACTCTAATGCCACCAACCCAATTATCCGTTCCGGCAGCCGTCGTGGTCCCGTAGAATGCTCCAACAGCTGACTGGCGGATGCCAGCACGATAAAGATCCCCAGAAGGGGCATCTGTATCCACTGCCAGAGACCCATCATTCATAAACCCAACTCCTTGATTGAAGTAGTCGGGTGTCTGAGCGGCTCCAGCCGTGATATCTACGCGGCCTGAGCTGAAGACTGATCCGGGTGCGAGCATTTCGGAATCCAGGGTAGATCTACATTCCAGGGACGAGGTTCACCGTGGAAATATACCACCTTATTCTCGGATTGTAAACCTATCCCGAGAACGTGAACTTTGTAGGACACTACCTCATCAATGTAGTGGTCCTGAATACGGAGTGCCTTATCGGCGAAGTACTTGTGCAGAAATATCTGGTCATTGTCGTCGTATAGTCCAATGGTATCTTCGCCCGCCAGACGCCACGCTTGCCAGATCTGCGCGCGGGCCCAGGAAGGCAGATACATGAATCCACCAGCAAGACGTTCCGGTGATCGGAACCCGTTCTTCCAAGGGCAGCGAATAACCAGCATTTCATCTTCATGTTCAGGCCTAATTGTGAATTCTTTCAGGAAAACGGTGTCCAGATCGATTACGAGAGCCGGGCCACCGAATTCGGTCCGGTAGATCTCCATCTTGGACCACCATTTGGGGAGATTCATCTTCAATGGGATGCGGCCCGGAACGTCCATATCCGACCAGCAGCAGAAATCCCAATCAGGCATCTTTTCATGGCACATCTGCTTCAGCCATGCGACGTGCGCAGGGGTGAAGTCACCACCACTCTTAAGAACGCAGCAGATCGTTCCCTTTATAAGTCCACGCGCCAGCATGGCGAGCTCCCAAGGCTACCGACACGATAGACGTTATCGCCCCAGACAGACTTGAAGATTTCTTCCCACTTTTCCACCGGCATGGCCGACGGATGCAAGTTGACACCAGCGATCCAATGTTCGTAGATGGCCGCGGAAATGAGAATGTGGTGACGCGCCAGACGTGTCAGTTCATTGAGCGTCGGAACAATGTCATCAGGAACTAAGTGCTCGATGACCTCGATTAAAGACACGGTGTCAAACGACTTATCCGCGAAAGGAATAGTAGGGAGCACCGCATGAACCACGTTGGGTCCACACAGTGCTTCCACTGTCTCCGTTCCCTGCACGGTGCCGAAACCGAGTTGACGGGCGAGATTCAGACTCTCTGCACGGCCGCATGAGACGTCCAGATACGACCCGTTGAATGGAATACGAGATAACAGCGCCGCCAGACCTTTTGCTCTCTCAAGAGACATCCCGTAGTTGTCTTCTTTGTAAGCATCCACGTACTTGGCGAGTTCACGATCTCGGGAGCTTGGATTATTGTTGGTGACAACAAAATCATAAAAGAGGCCATCACCAATGATATCAATCGTGACATCTGGGTACGCCTCCCTCAAAGCCTTGTGGAAAGGGAAGAACTGCATGACTTGATCAGCCATCGCCATGCTGGTCATGTATTTACGATCATCTACCCACACGGGGATAATCTCTTCACCATCATTCTGCGGCTGGTGAATCACATGTTTCTTGTCACCATCGAAGGATGAGTCCATGCCGTACAGGATCACAGACCGATAGCCCAGAGCCACCGCCAAAGCGATAGCAGTAAGGCCTATCGTGCCCCCACCGCCAACATAGAGGTCCTGGTCTGGGAATACGGACCTCGTAGTGGGGGTACCGAGGTGAAAAGTTCCCACCACAAACTCATTTGAGCAAAGACGATCAAAGACTTTCGGGTGGCACTGTGAGGCCAGCAGATAAGTCGTTTCGGTATTCAGCTCTTCCAGAAGATTTACGTTGACTTCACGAGAGTCCAGCATTGCGAAATACGTCGGAGTCTTTCCCTTCTTACGCAGAAAACGATAAGCCCCGTTAAGAGCCATGATATCTGCATCATTAGGAATGATGTTGCACGTATTTCGTAATGACGGGCCACTTCCGCAGATTGCGAGAGTTTTCTTGTTTGGCTCCATCAGCTGAATCGCTGGGACGCCAAGCTCCTTAACGTAGTTGAGGTTTTTCAGCAACTGTCCGTCGCTGACATTTACCTTCATCTCCAGTTGGAGGAGCCCCAAAGGAGGGGCTCCGGTTTGGAGCCCCTCCACCTTCTCTTGTGACTCGCCAACCATTAGTTGACGAAGCCAGCAGCGACCGGCTGACCCTGACGGATCGCGCGGCCCTTGGTCATCAGCACTTCTCGGATGGTGTTGTTGGCCGACGTGGAGGCAGAAGCCGCCGCGACGATCACGACACCGTAGAACACCACAGCGGAAGCCGTGGAGGCCGTACCGAGACGACCGGCAGTGATGGTCGTTCGCAGATACGTGTCTGCCGCAGCCGAAGCTGCGACTCGCGCATTGAACGTTGCACCATTCACACGCGCCCAGAAGAACGCGTTGTCCGGAATGAGCGCAATACCCGACCCAATCGGAGCGAAACCCAGCTCGTAGTTGTTGAGGGCAAGCGCAGTCGTCATGAGAGACGCCTGGAAGTCCTCGTCAATCGCTACGGCATTGGGACTCGTGATCGCAGTCGTGATCGCTTCCGCTGCCTGAACGTACATGTACTCGTTGCCATCCGGCCCCTGGATCTTTGTGCCCAACTGGAACTTGGCATTTTCACCATTGGTGGTCGTGCCGGTGTCCACGTTGTTCACGTTGGCGCCGATGACAGGAGTAGCCATTGCGAGAGATACCATTTTCGCTACTCCTTAGTTGTTGTCAAAGCGGCCCTGGAACTGGGCGCCCGACGTGGTGAGGTTCCCAGCCCAGCCGAGAATCTGCACTTCCGCGTCCTGATTGACCGCGTAACGCTTGTTCGGGCTGAGTGGGACCATGTTGCGATCGCGGTGCGGGCGCCAGAAGATGTACTTCGTGTTCAGCATGAACAGAGTTCCTGCTGGGCAGAAGCCACCGATGCCGCCGTCCAGGATGTAGTCCGCGTCCATGTACTTGATGCTCGGGAAACCGAGGTTTCCAGTGCTCACATCCACGAAACGCTGCTGCGCCTGGAGAGACGCCATGTAAAGAGCCCAGACCGTATTGTCCGAGACCAGGAAGTCCGGACGATCGCTGCCGCGGATGAGCTGCGCCCAAAGAGTGTTCAATGCACCTTGGATCGTGGAAGCCACGATGCCCGAGGTATTGTTGATCTTCGAGGCCCAGAAGGTCCACGTCGCACGATCGATACCACCATACGTTCCAGTCGCCGGATTGACCGGGACCGCAGCGTTGAGGCCGGTGATTTCCTTGCCACCAGAGCCCGTGCCGTCCGAGTAGATACCCGAGGCAAGCAGGTTGGCGAGAGAAGCTTCGGCGACGGCCATGCGGCCGTCCATCAGATCGATGATCTTCTCTTTTCCGGCGTTCTGGAGCATCTCCAGGCCGGACATGACGACGGGAACCGCCGCCTGTTTGATTGCATACTGAGCAGCGCTCAGTACGTCCTGCGCCGCGACGGGCAGGAGATCGTATCCGGAATAGTACCCGGCGTTACCGTTTTCTGCGAAGCTGAGCTCCTCAAAAATCAGGGTTCCGCCCGAGAACGTCCGAATGTTTCCACGCTGCTTCAGCTTGCTGAGCAGCGCGTTGTTCTTGGTCACGTTGTCCGCAATTTCACCGCTACGCGATTCAATTGTGGTTGCGACCAAGTCTGAGACATTTGGAAATGCCACGGAAATTATCCTCCTAAAGTTATTGAACGAAGTTTTGTCACACTATCGCCGCCAACTTGGGGATCACTTCCGTGGCCGGATGGGCAATCCTAGTCTTCAGCTTGCAAGGAGCGATCCTACACCAAGTTTTTGCGAAATGCAAGCCCTTAATGCGTCGCGTGTTCATCCCACGCAGCCTCTAATGCCTCGCGCCGAGTCGTTGCTTTGCCCTTTCCGTCCGGGGATCCTGAAGGGGCTCCAGTAAGAGTTGAAGAAGCTCGTCTGGCTTTCGCAAGACGGGTGCCTCCATTTGCGCGGGCTTCTTCAGCAGCCTTCTGCTGGGCGACGATCTTCGAAATTTCCGGGTTGAGGGCAAGTGCTTTTTCATATGCCTGATCGAGAGTAAGTTCCTGTCCACGCTTCGCAGCAATTTCCATGATATCCGCCATATCGTCTGACAGATCATCAAAGAACGGCTTGTCCGCGTTCTGTTCAATGAGCGACTCTGCCTCAGCGACCTGTCTCTGTCTTTTGGCCTCACGGGCCTGCTGAACTTCATTCATAAAGCCGTAGACTGGCTGAAGTGCCTGCATGATAGTAGGATCGATTGACGCGTTCCCACGACTGGCAGGAACCCCACCATCAGACAGAATCTTATCCAGAACTTCGACGCTCACCTTGTAGTTGCCGATGATTTCAGCGACAATACGAGCTTTCTGCTCTTCCGAACCGGTCGTAAGCCCCGCCGCTGTGACCATCATGTTCCGTACGGCCTGAAGCGGTGTGGATCCCTGAGCCTGTATCAGTGGCATAAAGGGTCGCACGACATTCCCAAACCCTTCAGTGAATTTACGGTGATGGTCATTCTGGGAGATGTACTTATTAATTTCTTGTTCCCGGCGCAGAACATCCTGTCTCACGTCCACCGGAAGCTTGTCCCAAGCGGCTTTCGCGGCGGGTTTCCAAGACACAGGGGCTTTTCCGACCTCGGGCTGATTTCCCGCAGCAGCCTGCGCAGCTCGGTTAAGAGCATCATCCGTTTTCTCAGTCTTTTGAGCGCCTTTCTTTCCATCTGCAGCGGGTTCAGCGGATGGAACTTTTTCCTCTTTCTTTCCGCTCTTTCCTGCCTCCACGCCTTGAGGCGCTTCTGCACCCGGTTCCGATTTCCCTTCTCCCTCAACGCCTTGAGTTCCTTCTTCGTGAGTCTCATTTGCAGGAACCTCCGTTGTGACGACATCATCGTCATCCGACTCCAGTTTGTCGAAGGCTTCTTCTAATGCTTGTCGGCGATCCATTTTCATCTCCAGTGTTTGTTGACTGCCCGAATAATCGCATCTTTCCGGCGCTTGGCATCAAAGCCCTTGTCGCCGGAATACATTCTTTCCCGTTCCTTTGCCTGATTCGCCCACTGATTCGTGAAGTCAGCGACATTCGTCACATTGTGACGTTTGTTGTGTTCACGCAGCGCCGCACGCCCTGTGATGACTGAGCCATCAACAGGGGATACAAACTCCGGAATGTCAGGCATTACCAGATGGCTTTGTGTCCTTGAGCTTGGCTCGTTCTTTATCTCTTCGAAGTTCAAGGTCTCCGGATTCTGCCGATACCTGCGCCTCATGTTGCCTCTCCGCTGTGTTGTAGGCGAACTGAGCCGCCTGTTCCTGTTCATTCGCTTCTGCTTCTACCTGTTTCTCTTGAATCTTCAGCCCGAGTTCTTGTCTCTTGAAGTCAAGAGTCATTAGCAGTTTCTGCATCTCCATCCGCATTTCTTGGGTCTGCTGCCTCATTTCAAGTTGGAACTTAGCGTGCATCTGCTGCATTTCCAACTGATGCTTCTGTTGGTCGCGCTGCATTTCTGCCTGCATTTCCTGTTGCCGCATCTGCATTTCCATCTGCAGTTTCTGAGATTCAGCCTGCGCCTTGGCCTGAGCCGGATCCGTCTTCGGCTTCGGAGGCATCTTCTCCATCTTAGCGATTTCTTGGTCCATGACCCCTTCGATCTCGCTACTGCCACGGAATCCAGCCATGCCCCACTTGAGCATCTTCATGAGGAACGGCACAGACTCGGGCATCTGTTCCGCAATGGGTGCCGAGGACTGTAAGAACTGAGACATGCCCATGATATACTCAGTACGCTCCTGCTTGAGCTGAGCGTAGTCAGCGATGGCGAGAGTCTCCGGCCGGACCGAAATCCGCCAGCGGCTCGCGCCGGGGGCCTTGATAAGTTTGATCGCAGCCTCAGCGAACTGAGCATCCGGAGTCATCGTGATATTGGACTGCTGGATGATGCAGTACGGCTGGAAGTGCTTGGCGATAATCTCAGCCTTCAGGGCTTGAATATCCGACACCCAGCGAGCAAACTCGTTCTGTAGAGCTTCGATACGAATCGATCCGTAGTTCGCCTCCAGCTGGCGCTGAGTCGCAGAAATACGGGCCGATGCCTGCGTCGCTGCGCCGCGCATCACGTCATTCATGCCCGTGATCTGGTACAGCTTCTGGATCTTCTCACTCTGTTTCTGGGTGAGTGTGTCCACTGCGTTGACGATATCTGCCAGAGGCAACCACTGAACCACACCTACCAGACCGTTCTTCTCGGCGAACATCGCCCAGTTGTCCACTGGGATGAGATCGTTCTCCACTCCTTCCGTGAACATACGCTGGAGGCCTTCCTGCTTCTTGTCATACAAGCCGATGACCTTGCAGGCTCGCGTGAGCATGGTGATGCGAGTCTCTAGCTCGTCAATCTCAGTGTAGAGGTCCTGAGCAATGGCGTAGTCACTGCGAGGCATGTAGCGCGTCGTGGTGAGATTCGCGATCAGAGGCGGCGGATCAGGCCAGAACCCTTCGAGCTCCAGCGGATCTTCTACGACTTCGAGCATGTTTTCGTAGCCCTCGGTCCAGTACATGACCTGCCGAGTGGTTTTGTTCCAGATTTCCCAAATTTCGGCCTGTGGGTTCGTCTCATCCTCTTTGTCGTACCGGCCCTTTGCCATTGGACCTTTCGACGTGAAGGAAACCTTGTTGATGTCGCATTTCGGGAATCGATCCTTCACCTGCTCCTTGGTGAGATATGAGCGGAACGCTTTCCAACGAAGTTCTGAGTACGTGCGCGCCGGAGACCAGAGGGTATCTTTCCAATAGGTGTAGACGATGTCCACCCACTCGTTGTGAATTTGTCCGTCTTTTTCCTCAAATTCGTACTTTACCCGAGCGTTTCCGAGACCTGGGATGAGTCTATCTTGCAGGCAGTTGCGGAAGACGGAGGCGATGTCCTCTCCGGCTTCTTCGATATCTGTGTTAAGCATCCGTGACAAAATTTCCCCGGCGACGCGAGCTGGATCATCGTCTGCGTCGGCGAATCGTCGATCAACTTCCACTTTCGGTATTCGTCCATACAACATGGACATAAGAGTAGTGATGTTTGCATGGTAGAGGTTTAACCTCGTTGTATTTTCAGAAAAATCGTTGAGATCCCCACGGCGGTCGTCCAGAAATTTCTGGACAGTCTTTTCGCCCTCTTTGTGCCACTTAGACACACTTTTCTTGGCCGCACTGAATTCCTTGACCCAATGCTTATAGAGGTCAGCACTGGTTTCCTTTTTCTCATCTTTCTCTTTCATATACGGCTCCGAGTAGTCCTAAGACGTCTCTCCCTGTCGAGAAATAACGGCTCAAGTTGAATTTTGGGGACTGGGATCACTCTTGTCGGCTTTTCGCTATCAACTCTAATCTCTTTAGCGACCAGAGCGAGATATCTGAAAGCATCCGCGCCATGCGAAGACCAGTCATGGTAAGGAGTGTCAGAAAATACCTTTCTGTCCTCATCCCAAGATCTTTTGTATGCTCTGAGAGCTTCCACGCCATATTCAGTTCTCACATTAAAGTGGCAGAGTGGAAGCATGAGACGGCAAGCTTCAATACCGTCCTGAATTCCCATGTGCGGAGCAATTTGCACCGGGAACTGATTGTACAGGAATTGCTCAACAGTGGATCGTCCAGTTTGCAACGACTTAGCCCGAGCGTCATGCGGAAGCCAGATCGTATTGTACGTATATCCACGAGACCTGAGTTCATCGAAGTAATAATCAAGGGGCTTACTGTGAGCCTCTAAGTAATCAATGATCGCTAGACCACCCGGCCTCTTCTGAAAGAACCAGTACGCAGATGAGTCTGTGTACCCGAGATCTGCCGCAACTTCAACTGGCTGATCTGGTTCCCAGTCCACATCTGCGTAGATTTGCCCATTTTGCTCAAGTTTAGCGATGATCTTGGAGAAGTAGGTGCCTTTGACGACTGCATTCGGGTTACACTCGTATTCCTGTTGATATTCTTCCTCGTCCATCTGCATTTTCTGCAGAGCGAGTTCCGATTCAGGCAGAATACCAGATTCGGAGGCCTTTAACGTGAAATGATACCAGTCTTTCGTGAACTCAGAAGAGTTCATGTTCTCCGGAAGATCAAAACCCTGAGCGTTGCGCCAGATCTTGTAGAAATGGTTCCTTCCCTTAAATGTGCCGATGAAAACGGCCCATCCTTTGCGATCTGCTAGAGTGGGCAGGAGAACTTTTGACCAAACGGACGGAGACATGTCGCCGTACTCGTCGAGGACAACCCCGTCAAAATACTGACCACGGAAAGCGTCAGGGTTATCTGCTCCGTAGATGCAGATTTCGCTTTCGTTGTGGCGCAATCGCACTGTGAGCTCAGATTCTGAGGGTTTCTTGGATTCGAGTCCACGAGTGTACTCCTTCAGGTATTCCCAGGCGATTTTCTTCGCCTGTTTGAGAAGAGGACCAATGTATGCGTATCTGGGGCGCTTTTTCTTAGAGTATATAGCTCGTGCCACAAGTTCGTTAACACACGCAACTGTCTTTCCTGCTCGGCGGTGTGCAACAAGACATGCGAATCGTGTTTTTCGCAGATGAAAAGGCAGAAATTGTTTTCGTGGCTCATATTCTACCCGAATTTCATTCTCATCACTCATTTTCTAAAGCTTTCGGCTGTTCGTCATCCAGAAATGACGCAGGGATCGCAGAAACAATGGTGACATTTCCGCTTGCCTTGATAGCGAAGGCGTTCTGAACAAGACCCGGCACCTGTTTTCCAAGAATTTTAGCAAATTCGCCGTAATTCTTGTCTGCCCAGAGGGCGAGACGAGGCACGCCACCGACAATTTCAAACGCTTCTGCAAGCGCCTGCATATATCGGTCACGCGGGCTGCCATTTCGCGGTACTCGGTTGATATTTTTCGCGACTTTGGCCTGATCGGACAGAAAATCGTCCAATTGGTCTGAGTATTCAAGGACTCGGTCGCTGAAATCTGGCTCTTTGGGGATGAGTTCTTGCATCAGGCGAGTGTACCACACTCGGCACTGGCTCCGCAAGTGTTCCACTACTATACTGTGTGCGTAGGGCATGGCTTACTAGGAGTATGGTGTATGGAAAAAGCAATAGGCGACCTAACTTTCTTGACAGATGGGAGCGACTACGCTTGCATCTGGCACCCCAGCGCAGAAGATTACAAGAGCCGCAATGCTAGATTGCTGGCCACGATCGCTGTCAAGCTGATCAACGACCAGGCTGATTTCAACGCCTGGAAAGAAGAAGTCCAAAACCGCTGGCGGAAAGCATGCGAAACTATCTTTACTGGTGCCTTGGGCGACATTACCATCGTCCCCTTAAACAGAGGCAACACAAATTGATCACACTAGCTGAAAAGCTAGCTGCGCTTCAAATTGAAATTGGAGTTCAGCTGATAGCCAATGACGTAATCGTCCTCGTAGCACTTACTGACATAGTGCGAACTGGCGGCGATGAGAAAACCCTACTTCGGCTCACACAAAGTCTGAAAGAAAACACTCAATTCATTGACAGGGTGACCGCGAAAGTGGAAACCCTAAAGAAGGAACCCCCACGTGGAAATTGAAAAGATAATTGAAAGAGAAGACGAAGAAATGACGGAAGAGGAGCGCAAGCTTTCTGAGTCCATCTTCGCAATTGCCGCCCCCGCAGTTCCCATGTTGCTGGAGCAGACACAGCAATTGGATCCGAACATCGTGGGCGGGTTTCTTGTTATGTTCCGAACTGATGGGGCCATTGCCGTCATGACCGGAAACGCACCGCCTTCTGCAACCGTTCCCATTTTGCAGAAGGCAATTTCACAGCTCACAGGCGACAAGGGCTTCCTTGAAACTGTGTATGCTGAGCAAAAGGGAAAATCCAACTAGGAGGTAGAATGCAGATCACTGATATTGGGAGAGAAGCATTCAAGGCATGGCTGGTCAGCCGTGCGTTTGAACATGTGGGGAACAGAAATGATCCCCACGGCTGCGCGTATGCGAGATTTCTCACGGACAAGGGGTATGTTCACCCCGCTGTGGGAACCTCATTGTTCCGCACACATCAAGTCGTACACGAAGGGTTGCAAACTCTTATTGTTGCCCAAGACCACAGGGCTCCGTCGTGGCTTACGCGATTCGTTGCGCGGTTTGATGAATCCTCACACGAAAAGGGAAGTGGGGTAACCGGGGCGGAAGCTCTGCGGTATCTCGAAGCAGCGTAAATTCCGGGCCCCGCAAGGGGCCCTTCTTTCTGGGAGGCTGGTTATGGCAAGAGATATTGGTCCGTACCGAAAGGACGGTGTATCCAAGGTTGAGTGGAAGCTCACCGCCGATGAAAAATTGGACAATGAGGTGAACAAATGGCGAGGCAATATTCCCAAGGCCGTGGCGATTCGGCAGCTGGTGGCCGAAGCGCTGAAGTTGAAGGCGCAGACGTATGAGCCTTCCTAAGGACGCACCAGTGGTGGATATCATCCGAGCCACCATTAAGGACCTGGAAACCAACGGTCGGCAGAAGGGCCGCCTTCAGACTATTGGTGAGACTTCCCGCAACCTGCCGGGAGCTATTGCTCACTCGGTGGGCCACCTTGTGACGATGCATAACATGAGTCGTCAGGCACACGAGACCGTGAAACGTGTGGGTGAGTTTCTGGGCATTTACGATCTGGGAGAATACAACGACGACCACACGGACGACGAAGTTCTGCGTATGCTCCGGAAGGCGGTGGGAGAGTGAACCGCGACGACACACAACCTGAATTCTTAGTGCGGGCGATGGCGCGGCCGACGCTTGAAGAACAGATCGTGTTTCAGCGGACTTTCCGCGATCTGGTCCGAACCCAGCCTGAAGTCTGGCCTGAAGGTGAGTTGGAATATGCGGACGCCATCTTGGAATCGCTGGAGCGGCTCAATGACCTTGAACGCTGACGACAGGCGCAAAATCTGGCAGGTCATGGAGCTTATGCGCGAGCTCAAAAAGGACACTGATCTTGAGATAATGACTCATGCGAAGTGCGCCGAAAAAGACTTAGAGACCATCCTGGCTAAACTCAATGCGAGGGTACGCGGATGAAATGGAAGCGGTGGAACGAAACACCCCCTACACGGGCGGACGCCAGTAAGTTCGGGCGCGTGTTCGTGTTGGACGTATCTGATGATTATTCAGGAGTGAGAAAATGGAACGACCCCCTGCCGGATCGCGACTTATATTGGACTTCGTTCAACGAGCAAAGGCAGATGTTGAACTGTCTGAAGAAGACCACGAACTAGCTGAGAAGATTCCTCAGCAAGCGATTCGTCTGTGGCTGACTCGGTTCCATGCCGACAAGATGAATCACGAATTCCTTCGGTTCGCTTTGATAGGAATTGACCAATTCACTAAGCGGTGGCCGAAAGCGGCCGTCGAAGTCTCTAAAGACGTGGGGTGGCCCGATGATGAACGCAGCACAGATGTTTCTAGTCCTGGCTCTAAGCCTGTGGGTGTACAACCTCTATAGACTCCTACGGGCAGACGCGAAGGTTCGTGCAGCTGGTCATAAGCCCCCCGGAATTTCCATGGTGCTCAAGATCATAACGGTCTTGTCCATCGCTTTTCATCTCATCTGGTTATCAAGGTTGGAGTTACAATGAATAAACGACGAGCAATGGCGGTTTACCGCGACATCAAGAAACACTGGAAGAACTATGACCAAGGGTCGTACCATGGGCGTAATCCTGAAGTAGGGGAGTGCCTCAGCGTCCACTGTGTCGCTGGATTCTGTGAGCTTCGAGTGCTGGGGATCAGAAAGAGAAGTGGGGTCTCTCCAGACAAATTGAGCGGACCATTTTCAACAAAGAGTGCCTACGAATATGGTAAAGAGTATTTGGAACTGACTAATGGACAAGCCAACTATCTCTTCGACAGTACGACCCGTTGGGCATCGGTATCAAGGATTCTGCGGACAGGCAAATTCCCGAAGTGGTTGGAGGGGGAATGATCGTTACTGAATACACGAAGAAAGCCCTTGCTTATCGAAGACAAAAGAGGAAAATGGAGGAACAGGGATTCATTCGTCTGGCGGAGCCCTACTGGCCTATTATTCGCGGTGACCAAGTTGGTCGACGAATCACAAAGGTTATGATCAGTACTGATGGCACGAGTCTCTACATCAAACTCTCTCGTCGAAAATCAAATCATGACACTTGATATCGTATGTCTCCACCAGGAGGTTCTCTTTCTCTTTCATTTTGTTGTAAGACACTCCGGGGGAGGTCTTTTTCCCGAGTCGTTGCATTATGACCCTGATCCTCCTCATCCGGACGAGGATCTCCGTCTCGCCGTCGTCTTTCATCCTCCCTATTCCCGGAGGGATGAGTCGGAAGTAGGCTGATTGTCCGCGAGATCGGGCGTAAATGGGTGCGTTGGGTTAGTCTGCAACACTACAAAACACTCGCAACAGTAACTTTTGCACACCTACAAATTATCTATAACATAATACACGTACGTTATGTTAAGTGTTGCAAGTGTTGCGAAATGTAACATAATGTTTTTTAACATAATCCCCGCAACAGTATTATGTTGCAGACTGTTGCGCTACTGTTGCAGAAGTATTATGTTAAATCCATACGCACTAAAAAGGGGCGCAACCCTTAGGCTGCGCCCCTAGGTGGAACCCTTACGGGTTCTTAGCTACCCTGCACCGATTCGGTACCGGGCTGCACCACCTGCGCCACGCCCGTGCGGGTAAACCAGCCCAGCCAGCCCGTGGGCTTTTCGGCAACACCGCTTTTGGGCAGGCTGGGGGGGTTTGCCGCCGTGGCCGCCAAAAATTCCGCAACCGGCTTGCCGTTGTACTGCAGTAACACTGCGTACCAGCTGGCCCGCGCGCCACGCAGCGCCACGCCCGGCTTTACCTGCAGCACGCCCGGCTGCGCGGGTTTGCCAGCCTGCACCACCGTTGCAGCCTGCACCGTGGTAGCCGCCGGGGCCTGTGCGCCGGTGCCTTTGGTGGCGTTGCCACCCTTGTTTGCCTTTGCCATGTGTATACCCTTGCCTTAACGAAAAGTACCGTATTGGTACGCTGCTACTATGCGCCCAGTGCGCCAGCCTTACCATAGGGGTAACCCTTAAGCAGCCTAAAATAGTTTTGTATTATGACAGCCCAGCTGGCACGTCTTTTGCCTAGCAAGTTCCGTGCCAATGGACGTTTAACATAAGTGTCTTTGGGCTAGCAAGTTTCGTGCCACTTAACATAATCTGGATTTAACATAATCCCGACTCGTCGCCTATCTACTCGTGACGATCTTTGGCCCAGCATTTCAGAGTCGTCATCGATAATCCAATCGTCTTCAAGATGACCTGGGGGCCTATAACGAAAGGCCGAAGGAGCGTGCCTTCGGCCTTACGGATCAACAGTTCAAGTTCACGCGTTAATACCACGTCATCTTAGGCCTATAGATCTTTTGCCCGCTCGGCCAATGGCTGACATGGAACTGGCCAAGCTGCGGCCAGTATGGCATTAGAGCTTTAGCGAAGCAAGCTTGGACTTTAACTCTTCCATGGTGTTCGGCTCATTGGTCCATACGATCTGCCGCGTGCCTCGGCTCCCCCTGCGCTCTTGCCGATAGCCGAGTTCCTTCAGCTTCTTGGCCACAAGACGAGTGGCCTGTGGATTTCCAATATCCACCCCCAGCTTGTGCTGAGCAATGAATTCCTCCATCGTAAACGTACTCATTGCGCTTGTCTCCTGAACATGGCCCCTTCCGGGACTGAATAGTCGCCTTGCACCAGATGGAGATGCTCTTCTGGCACCTCCATCAGGCACTCATCTTGAAACTCACGGTACTCAGGATCAAGCCGGACCAGCGTGTAGCGTCCAGGAGCTACTACCGTCGCTATCGGCTGTTCCCATCCCGCGTCGGGGTCCCACTCGGGTCCGATCAGGAACACGCGGTCGTGCTCTTTGAATCTCGGGGGCGTAATGGGCGCCTCCGTCAATTGCGAGATCAATCGCTTCCATAATCGCCGCATGAAGCTCATCCTCCGTCAGTGTGATTTTCGATTCAGTGCCTTTGGTGCGAAAGACCTCAAGCACTACCAGAGCTGCTGCCACTTCGTTACTCATCTAACACCTCCATAGACTGTTGAATCGGCATGCCGCCGTAGATGGACCCGTAGGCAATCTGGTCCAGTTGTCCAGCCCAGTAACCCTTCGCGTGGGATTGCAGTTCGGGCCCCAGCTGTTTCATGCAGGACTCAACCGCAGCAATTACCTTCCGGCTACAAGCAAGAATCGCGCGTGCCTCTTTCTTGTTCATCGGAATGGCACCCATGTAAAGGACACGAAGGGCATATCCTGCCCCTTGTCCATTGATTCCATGGGGAAGCTGGTGTGCTTGAACCCATAGTAAATCAACATCTTGTCGCCCACTGGGATCGGCATGCCCACCTTCACAATGGCCTGTGGGCCTCGGCACCAGTGGTTCACACACCAGTAGCCTTCTTCACGCTGGTTGCTTGAAATTGGCTGGCTCAGCTCCACATTGATGTAAAGGTTGGCCAGACAGAACAGGATCGTACACATAAGACCTCCAGTTTAGGGGAATTTCACCATTTTGCCATTGAGCGGAGGGCCACTGTAGACGTAGCCCAGACAATCAACCTCGGCACCAACCTGACGATCATCATGCGTTAGTACCAGAGCAAGGCCCTGTGGATAGTCTTTGTCGCCAATGGGTGCGATTATCTTTTTGATCGTAGCCAGAGTGGGCGCCGTGCCCAGACTCTTGCTAGCCCGCACCCTGATCTTTTCACCTTTCTGCCAGCGCATACAACCTCCATTAGCCTAGTAAGCCTAGTATGGCATAGCCTGCACTCGGGTGCAAGGCTGGTATGCATGCTTCACACCACTATATAGGCAGGCTGTAATAGCGTCCGCGAATCATCCCAGTAGGGCAAGAACCGTTATTTCTTTCTGCCCCTAGTGCCCTTAGGATTGCTGAAATTTCTCTTGTGACATGTGTATTCCGTGATTCACGCTCCATATTGAGCGCACACAGTAGACCAGTCATGGTGAAGTACACCACTCCGTCTTTTACATTAGTATTCGCCTTCCCCTTTTTCCAACCCTCAATTATGTTGATTATCTGATCTTCCATTGGGTTCGGAGCTACGTATTCTTCCGCATGTTTACTCGCGCCCTCTATTTCCCAGAATCGATCACCAGATGAATAGCGTTGCCATGCTTCGGCCCACAGTTGGTCACGCTCAGCCTCAAGCCCTTTGAAGTCCAAGAGTTTATCAATTTCCAATATAGCATATCGACGATATCCGCTCGGGTCGTGTTGTAGAAACTCATAGCGATTGCCACAGCCATAGAGTGTAAACCGACGTGGAAAGATCTCCACTGATGCTCCGTATGGAGGCCTAAACGCGTCCTCGTTTCTTGTGACCATTGCTTTAAGATTAGAGCTCTCCCTTTTACCGAAGGAATCCAGCTCATCAAATCCAACGCACAGGGCTGAATGAAGTAGCATGTGGAGATCTTTGTCGTTATGGTCTCCATAGAGTGTGACGTTGTTACCTCGAAACAGAATTCCTGGCATAGAAGTTTTTCCAGTTCCTTGAGGTCCAACGACAATGAGCATCCAGTCAATCTTAGTTCCTGGGCGATCCATTCGGGCACATGCAGATGTGAGCCATTTGGCTGAAACCTCCCGTGTAAAATTGTCATCTTCTGCTCCCCATAGACGAATCATCCAATCTTCAAGACGAGGGGTCTTATCCCATTCCAGACTTTTCACATATTCAAGCATCGGCGACCGCGAATTTCGCCGTGCCAGAGCTTGAACGCATGAATAGATCATCTTTGAGCCAACCTTGTCAAATCCAAGATTGTGCTGGAAATAATTGGCGATATCCATCTCAGTCAAATCGGGCTGCGCGTAATTGTCGCCAAGCATCACACGGTTATTGTCTGTATTACGCCATACTTTCGGGAATGCTGGGTGTTCCTCCATCAGCTTCATTACGTTGGACGTGTGCTGATGGACTGTGATGACCCCTTTGTCATTCTGCTTGAAAGCAAGATTGTACCGTTTGGCAAGTGATACAGAGCTTTGAACGAGGGCCGTTGGATCAAGCCGAGGCAGAGCATTGAAACTCCCAATCTTGTCTTCCCAAAGCGCAAGGAGGTCGTCAATTTTTCCTGGGGGATTGAGGAGTTCAACATCATAGCCTTCAGAGCGAAGGGTTGCGGCAAAAGTTCCATAAGCGTTGCAGATATCGTACCTAAGAACATCTCCATCTGGGATGATAACAAGCTTCTTATTTCCGGAGAGTAGCTTTCGTATCCAGGGATGCGGACCTCCACTACCAGATGGGTCACGCCACATTTGACATCCACCGATCCCAAAAGCGGGAATTCCGAGGTGTTTGATAACTGCTGCTGTCTTCTTTTCTCCCTCACAACAGATGATGTAGTCATGTTTCAGCTCCAAAGTCTTCGGATGGATGTACGGAACCGTAGAGGGAAGATCAAACTTCAGTAAGGCTTCTTTACTTGGTTGGGTATATCGCTGTTCGCGGCTAAACTCAGGGAGTTTGAATCGCGTGCGATACATTACTGGGAATCCCTTATCATCTGTCAATGGCTTTCCGTCTAAGCCGAAGTAAGGGATTGAATAAGCTGCTGTCGCCCCATCTTTCTTGATGAAAGGAGTCGTATACGCCATCATGTCATCAGGAAGAAGACCGCTTCTAGCTAAATCTTCCTCCATAAATCGGAGATTGGCGGAGTCATCAGGGGAAAAGAATTGAGTTTCAGCAGGCTTGGGAATACGAAACGGACGGAAGGAGACGACTTCCATATTTCAGCCTTGTAATTCTGTTGCGTCCGGCTATACTAGCTGCAACCGGGCCGCTGTTACGGGATTGTCCGGTGAAGGGGCCCGATGGGTATGAACACCATCGGGCCCCTTCACCGGGCAGCTATTGTGCGCCACTCGTAATAGATCTGCAATCCGCCCCTAGCAGATAATACCTTCATACCTTATTATGTAGGCCTAGGCTTACAGGCTGGGGAGTTACTGCAATGGGCGACGAAAGCCAACAAGAATATGAAGACTATCTGGCTCAAGCCACATATTTCCAGCGCTTCTGGTGGAGTTTGCGAGAATTCTGGTGGCAAATATTCAACAAAGGAGGCAATTAGCGATGGCAAACCCGAAGTTTAAGGACTTTCTGGTGTCCGAGAACCAGCGCAACCACGATGGTCACAAGACGTTTGAGCGTTTTATCCGCAAGGCGCTGAAGCGTGATGATGTGGAAGTTCTGGTTGCACACCACATCGTGTATTTGGTGCCCGATGAGGAGCCTAATGAGATCCCCAGCGCGGACACTCTGTGCTTCAGCCCGGAGTTGATGGGGGCGGTGTTCGGTGAGAAGCGTGCGGGGCAGATCATGCTGACCCTCTCCCACCGTACACCTGAATTGCGCGATAAGGTGCTGGCTGACTTTTTGGATGCCCTGGATCTGGAAGAAGCCGATGCACGTCGGGCGGTGGCGGCGGCAGTATGACGCCCACGGGGGCGGACTATACTGTCCGCCCCCAACTTCACTTGAGCACTGGTCATGCTTACAACGAAGAAAGAATTAGTTCAGTGTTGGCTTGCTCTGATCTTGACTGGTGGGGAAATCAGTATCTGTGTGTGGCTGATTATCTACCACGGCAATTTCGTTTATCTATATTTGTTCGCCACATACACTATGCGTGAAACCAGCGGAGGGCATCACTACCACGAAATACTTGTGAGGGCATACCACAAGGTCTGCCAGCACAAGAGGCATGTTGAGGATAATCCGTTCTACAAACTGTAAGAGGTATACAATGAAAAGCACGATGAATCTGATGGCTGGAGTTGCGATGCTCATGGCCGCCAATACGGAAGCCAGCGGCGCTGGTCTCTCGCAACAGCTCCAACAGGACGCTGCCGCGAATTCTCCACGCAACTTCCACGATCACGTGTACAAAGCGTTGGTCGCCGGCGTGTCCGATGAACAGATCAAGGCCGCCATCGAGTCGGCGCAGGACAAGCTCAAGGCTGCCTGGGAAGCATCCACCAAGACGCCGTGGCCCGGCATCCAGGAATTCGAAGAGCACGAGCTGGAGGCTGCTGCTTTCCGTCGCCTTATCGAAACCCTTGCCAACGATGAGTAAGATCGGCTAGTGCCGAGCAAAGAGGGCTTGCGCTCGCAGGCCCTTTTTGTTATCCTATCCGCTCAATTTCCGGACTACGCGTCGTAGTCCAACTAAGAGCTAGGAGCTAATATGACGGAAAATGCTGTGACTCGATGGGATGAAGTCCTTGCCAAAGAGGCAAAGGACGTAGCGGCTCTAGAGCGTCCTGCACTGAGCCAGATTTCAACAAGGGGAGGCTTCTTAAAGTACCAGGATCAGCCGATCCCGGGCAACAAACTCGCATGCATCGTAGTCGCATCTGCGTTTGAGAATCGATTCTACAAGGGGAAGTTTGACCCCAACAAGCGCGAAAATCCGACGTGCTGGGCTCTATCTCTTGATGGAGAAAACATGGCTCCAATTCCGGACCATGTCAAAACTCCGGTTGCGGAGGCCTGTGATTCTTGCCCCAATTTCCAGTGGGGCAGCGCAGGCGAAGGATCAAAGGGGAAGGCATGCAAATCAGTCCGCAGGCTTGCACTCATCCCGTCTGGTTCTGTAAAAGACGGGAATGCCAAAACAGCAGAGGTAGCCTTACTGTCTGTCCCGGTCACCTCGGCCAAGAATTGGGCGAATTACGTGAACCAGTGTTCTGCGGAGTATGCGAGGCCCCCGTGGGCTCTGATTACGGAAGTGTACACGGAGCCGGATCCGAAGACGCAGTTCCAAATCCGCTTCAAGACGATAGGCATGATCAACGATGATATGCTGACGGATCTCCACAAGCGGATCCCGGCAATCCAGGACATCTTGCTGGCCCCGTACGACAACAGCGGGAACATTGAAGGTTCCTATCCCGGTGAGTCTGCCGACACAACCAAGAATCGCAAGTATTGAAGATCACTCGCGCTGGCAGACCGCGTGGCATAAAATCGTCTGCCGCCATAACTAAGGGGATAAAATGCACGATCCTATTACGATTGACTTCGAAACAGAAGCTATCGTCGGGAACCCTATTGTCAACCCTCCGAAACCTGTCGGGGTTGCAATATGGATTCCAGGACAAGAGCCTCAATATCTCGCATGGGGGCACCCGACGGGCAACACCCATGACGAATCAACGGTTGGCGAGTACCTAGGAAAACTCGCACAAAGCGGTCGCCCACTTCTATTCCACAACGCTGGGTTTGATCTCAGTGTCTGGAATAGATGGTTCATCAGGCATCGCTTTGAAATGATTGGTAAGGACTATTGGAGCAGAATCCATGATACCATGTATCTCCTCTTCTTGGCAGATCCATACGCTCCTACTCTTAGCCTCAAACCTAGTGCTGATCGTTACCTTGGCATGGCTCCTGACGAACAGTCAGACGTCACCAATTGGGTTCTGGCGAATATTGCAGGAGCGACTAAGAAGACTGCTGGAGCTTACATCTCAAAGGCCCCTGTTGAACTGGTTAGTCGTTATGCAATTGGGGATGTGGTTAGGACACGTCATCTCTTTGATCTTCTTCATGCCAAGATCGTAAACGAGGGAATGGAGGCTGCCTATGACCGTGAGCGACGTTTGTTTCCTCTGGTTTATGGTGGGACCTGTCGCGGTATTCGCGTTGATCGCGATACCCTTGATCATCACACCAACGTCTACACTAAATGCCTCTCGATCGCTGAAGAACGTCTTGCGGGTCGTCTCGGTATATCTGTTCCTGCACTTGATAGTGATGAGTCTTTGGCTGATGGGCTTGAGAAATCTGGTGCAGTCGTTGACTGGACACTAACGAAGACCGGAAAGCGGTCTATGTCTAAGGAAAACCTCAAGATTACGATGCCGGATGTCAAGATCTTGATGGATTACCGCAGCGGTCTTTCCACTTGTCTACAGACATTCATGCGACCGTGGCTGGAGTTTAGTAAATATGACGGACGTCTACATCCCAACTGGAATCAAGTCAAGCAGATGCGAGGTGATAGCTTCAAGGATAAGAAGGGAACTCAAACTGGCCGCCTTTCCAGCGACAGTCCTAATTTCCAGAACGTCCCCACCCAATTCACTGATCTTACTGGACAGCCGCTACCTGTTCCCGAGGGGTTACATCCACTCCCTCAGCTCCGAGTATACTGTCTTCCTGAGCCAGGACATGTCTGGCTTAAGAGAGATTTCAGCTCTCAGGAAATCCGTATCCTTGCTCATTTCGAAGATGGATCTTTGTGTGAGGCCTACCGGGCTGATCCTTCTCTAGACCCCCACGAGATGGCGAGGCAGATCGCCTTCGGTATCGTAGGAGTACTGTATGCGAGAAAAGACATCAAAATCACCGGCTTCTCCATCATCTATGGATCCGGCGTTAACGGCTTATCCGGTCAATTACACCGCCCATATCACGAAGCGTACGAAATCAAGGAAGCGTACCTCGCGGCAATGCCCGGAATCCGCGACCTTATGCGTGACGTTCAGCGTAGAGGTAAGTCCGGACAACCCATTCGTACGTGGGGCGGTAGAGTCTACTTTGCAGAGCCTAGTAAAGAGGTGGACGGAAGAGTTTGGGATTTCTCGTATAAACTCCTCAATTACCTTATCCAAGGGTCCGCAGCGGACCAAACTAAGGAAAGTCTCTGTCAATGGTATAGCGATCGCGACACCTCTCGAACAACTATCTTTCTCGCCACAGTCCATGATGAGATCAATATTAGCGCGCCACAGGAGTGTTGGAAAGAGGAAATGAAATTCCTCAAAGAGTGTATGAATGCCGACCGCTTTGACGTACCAATGCTCAGCGAAGGGTTTGTCGGCCCTAATTGGTGCGAATTGGAGTCCTGCGAATGAGGTGGTCATTAAGTGCGTTATCATCCTACGAAAAGTGCCCTGCTCAATATAAGTACCGACATATTGAACGTCTACCTGTCAACTTTAAATCGGACGCTGCTGCCAGAGGAACTGAGCTGCATGCAACGATTGAATCATTCCTTAAAGGAACTATCACAGAGTTACCCAATGAAATCAACTTCTATACGCAGTACCTCACGCAGCTCAAAGGCCGGGAAATCTATCCTGAACACAAAGTCGCCCTCACGCGTGATTGGGAAGTTACAGAATGGGATGGAGATCTATGCTGGTATAGAGGAATTTTCGATCTCAAAGTCTGTGGAACAGGGGAAGAAATCACCATTATTGATTGGAAGACTGGCAAGATCTACCCTGAGCACGACGATCAAAAGTCCCTATACAGTCTCGCAGCATTTTCCGAATCCCCTACTGTGCAGAGGGTGCGGGCGATCCACGTATACCTTGACCTTGGAAAGAATCGAGAAAAGACGTATGATCGTCAGCAGTTGCACGAATTGCGGGCTTCGTGGAATTCCAGAGTTCTAAAGCTGGAACAGGAAACGGAGTGGCTTCCGAATCCTAATTTCATGTGCCGTTATTGTTCTTTTTCACGAATGAATGGTGGACCATGCAAGTTTTAGACGAGCTTAAAGCTCTAAGGGCTAGCATCTACACAGGAGCTAGAGTACCGAAGTCGTGGGAAGTAAATGCGATCTTAGATCGTGCCATCAAATACCTGGAGACAGAAGATGAGCGGTTTAGAGAAAGATATAGAGCAAGTGGTGGTGAATTGGGCGTTGAAGCACGGCTTCCTAGCCCCGAAGGTTAAGTTCTCCGAAGCAGGTTGGCCCGACCGACTATTCATAAGTCCTATCGGCCACACCATTTTCATAGAGTTCAAACGACCGGGATATAAGCCCGATCCTCTACAGGAGTTTCGTCTTGACCAGCTTAGAAAACGAGGCATCCCAGCAGCCTGGACAGATAACACCGTTGAAGGAATCAACATCCTCAAAGCCGCTGTGGAACCCGCACGACTACCAGACCCGAGCGATTCGGTTGCTACTTTCCCAAGCCGCAGCGGGTCTGTTCTTGGACCCGGGTCTGGGGAAGACGTCAATTTGTCTGGCAGCACTGAAAATACTGTTCCAAAAATCTTTAATTCGGAAATGTCTGATCGTAGCACCTTTAAGACCAATGTACTCCGTTTGGCCGGGGGAAATCCAGAAGTGGGAAGAGTTCAAGGAGATGACCTACGGGATTCTCCACGGGGGTCAGAAGGAAGCAACGCTTGCGAGTGATGCACAGATCCATCTTATAAATCCGGAGGGGTTGAAGTGGTTAATCACACATATGACGACTCACGGGAATCCGTACGACGTCCTCATAATCGACGAAAGCTCAAAATTCAAAGATTCACAGACGCAGAGATTCAAGCTGTTGAAGCCATTTCTTCCTTGCTTCAAGAGACGTTGGATTCTCACGGGTACTCCAGCACCAAACGGATTATTAGATCTCTTTGGGCAGATGTTCATCCTGGACTTAGGGAGATCCTTAGGTCGTTTCATTACACACTATCGCAGAGAGTTCTTCGTGCAAGGCCGAAATCTGTACGATTGGACTCCACAGAAGGACGCATTCCCAAGAATCGTAGAACGAATCTCCCCACTTTTACTCCAGTTGTCAGCAGAAGAATATCTGCGAATGCCCGCGCTAGACTACCGGACGATTTCAGTGTCTTTGCCTCCTTCCGTAATGACGATGTACAAGTCCCTCCAGGAAGAGTTTATCTGCAAGATAAAAGACGGAGAGATCGTAGCGGCAAACTCAGCCGTAGCGAGCGGGAAGTGCCGTCAGGTGGCAAACGGGGCCGTCTACAAAGAAGACACAGCATGGGTAGCTCTTCACGATGAAAAGCTTGAAGCCCTGGAAGGGCTTCTGGAGGAACTAAATGGACATCCCGTCTTGGTTCTTTATGAGTTTGATCACGATCGTCAGCGTATCGCCGATCGCTTTAGGTCTATTATCGATCTTAAAGGGCAGACAGGAGCCCGTTTGGCTAGTACGATTGACGCTTTTAATAGCGGGAGGATTCCTGTGCTCATGGGGCATCCTGCTTCTATGGGCCACGGTCTCAATCTTCAGGGAAGTTGTCATCATATAATCTGGTACGGCATAACCTGGAACTTAGAGCATTATGACCAAGCGATTGCGCGAGTCTACCGGCAGGGGCAAAAGAGTGATCACGTGGTCGTCTATCATCTCGTTGCAAAGGATACTTACGACGAAAAAGTTGTCAAAGTCTTGTCGTCTAAAGATCGACTTCAGCAAGACCTCCTGATGGCGATTAATGACTTTAACAATAACCCCGAGGCGTAGTATAATGCCTACAATATGACCAAGCCCACCGCTGAACAAAGTAGGGGCTTTGATATCATGATCTGGGCAGACGAGGGCGGACGTATCTTAGCACGATCTCAATCAATTCTAGGCGAAATCTTACTCCATGCGCTGATGCCCGGCCACAAGATGGGGAATGAAATCGAAATAGAGGAGGAACCCAGCAAATTTTTCGCGGATATCCCCAGGAAAACGAAAATAGGACTTGTAAATCCAGAGACCAATGATGTGTTACTCGTTGCATTTGGGGGCTTGCATTAGCTGACCGGTCCTGGTATAGTCACAATAGCGGGGAATAATCCCCTTAGGAGAAAGAAAATGACTGCTGAATCTCTCGATCTGACGCCCCCGGGCAAGACCAATGGCAAGAAAGAAGCGAAGGCTCCGAAGGCCCCCAAGGTTGAAAAGGCCCCCGCTGACCCGAATGCCCCCAAGAAAGAGCGTGCGCCGCGCCAGAACTACGGCTACGCCGAGACGAGCCTCATCTCGCTCACGGGCAAGGAAAACAAGTATCGCGGTGCGCGCAAGAAGTGGTACGACTCCGTCGTCGCTCTTGCAGGCAAGAGCGTGAAGGAATGGAGTGATTCGCAGAAGGCGGCGGGCGAGAAGGATCCCCCGCGTGGCTGGCTGCGATTTTTCATTCAGGACGGCACCGTCGCCCTGATCGCTGTCCCTGCTCCGGCGGCTGCGGAACCTGCCAAGGCGAATTGAGGAATTGAGGGTCCACACCCCGCTGGGTCTTCGGATCGGAAGGGGAAACCTCTTTGAGCCTATGAGTACATGAAAGTGGATAACGAGGCTTCCGAAGCCGACACAGGTATTTGAGTTAGGTAGAAACAAGATGTCGGCAGCTACCTGCAAAGACCCCCGAAAGGGGGTCTTGAAGTCTTCGAAACAAATTGGAGGAGTTAGATGATTCCCGCACCTCCATACAGAGGACAGAAGATTGGTTGGAAGATATTTGATGAAACTATAGGAGAACAGACGATGTTGTTTGAAATTGCTGTACTTCACAAGAGTGAAGAAAAGAAAGAGTCGATCGTCGTACCGATTCAGTCGGTGCTCGCGAAGGACAAGGCTGCGGCCGAGCGCATGGCGATCAAGAAGGTACCGGAAGATGTCAACTTAGACGAGGTGACCGTTCTGGCCCGCCCTTTCGGGTGAGCTTCTGGGATGCACCATCCAAAGATGATCTGATAATGAGTAGTGACTACAAAGGTTACGATATACTCAATATCAAAGATACTCTTGGAACGGCACCCCCAGAACGCACTGCTAAAGATGATGCAAGGAATGAATTCCTGAAAATGTTAGCGAGAGCCGAGGTCCGCCGGTCTGGCCGGCGATATTGACGACCGGGGCCTCACGGCCCCGGATTTTTAGGAGGGTTATGAACCTGTATATTATGACTCGTGGACGCGTCGGAAGACAGTATACGTTGGGGCGTCTGCCCCAACGGTGGAAAGATAAAACGTGGCTGGTCTGTCCAGCTGAAGAAGCTATACAGCATGTACATCAAACGTATGCTGTGCCAGAACGAATTACTAACTACAGTGAAAAATTCCAATACATCCTAGACGGATTCCCATCTGCGTTTGGGGGCTATGATACAAATGAAAAAGCCTGCATTCTTGACGATGATCTTGTCTTTTCCAGACGAGTACTCGTCGATGGAAGACCAAGTCTTAGAACTATCGAAGATGTTGAAGAAACTGGGGTACTCTTCGATTACATGGAAGAGCTCCTCGAAGACACAGCACTGGTCGGAGTCCACCCCAGACAGATGGGGCAGAACACGAAGCCCCCGTACGTTGACAACGGTAGAATTATCTGCATCCAAGGAATTAACAGGAGGTTAATTGGAAAAGTTAAAGTGGATCAATTTCCAATTCTGGCTGACGTGGTACTCAATTGTACACTCTTGGCACGTGGGCAGGGAAACAAGATTATCACAACCCATTTCCAAGACCATGGGCCTTGCCAAGCCCCGGGAGGTTGCTCAATCTATCGCACAAGCGACATGCAAACGAAGGCGGTTGAGTATCTATCTGCTCGCTTCCCTGATTACGTCAAGGTCGTCGCGCGGAATACAAAAGATAAGTGGCTAGCAAATGAGGACGGGGTACGCTATGATTATACATGCCAATGGAAGAGATTATACGCCGCAGGATCTGCTTATGTATTGGGTGGCAGAACGGGAGTCAATCCGGATAAAGAAGGAAGCTAATCGTGATAAACCTTGGACTTCCGACCCCATATTCCAGAAGACGTACTTCTGTAACGTACACCGGGAAGACGACAAAGTTACGCGATGGATTCGATCGTTTTATTCACGTCGCGTTGGTGATCGTATGTTTGAGTATAATATCATCTTTAGTCGCTTCATTAATAATGTAGCGACTCTAGAAGATTGCGGGTACTTAGAAGATCATAATCCGGACGAACTGCTAGAGTATCTCGAGCAGCGAGCGACCGACGGGTTAAAAGTCTGGGGTGGAGCCTACGTTATCACGACTCATGGCATACCTATGCCCAAGGCCCGGTACCTGTGTGATAACGTGCTCGGCGCTGCATTCCGAGCCCTCGAGCGGCCGGGGCACCCAGCCCGGGGCGGTAGCTGCACCCTAGCCGCCGAGGCTCTGCAGGAGATCGAGGGAGTCGGAAGTTTTCTGGCTGGGCAGATTGTAGCTGACTTAAAGAACACTCCGGGGCACCCTTTGAGCAAGGCGTTTGACAAACCCTTCTTCGTCACTCCGGGGCCGGGCAGTCTCCGTGGATTAAGTTGGATCTTTTCAGGTGGACCAAAGGGGGTCACAGAATCAAATTTCATGCATTACTTCAACAACCTTCGCACATGGGTTGATCAGCACTGGCCTCCGGGAGTAACTCCGGTGGACAACCAGGACCTCCAGAACTGTCTGTGCGAATTTGACAAATACTGCCGGGTGACGACAGGTACCGGAAAATCAAAGAGGAATTATGCAGGACTTTAAATTCATACCTGTTTTCAACAGGGATTATCTCTACTATAAAGTCTATATCAAGACATGGTGGGGGTGGAAGAAGTTATCCACTGTGAGTCAATATGATCTTACATTATTCAAGGAGAAATTAAAGGATTTTAAGGCCTTTGAGGAGAAAATCTAATGGCAATTGAGGTGACCGAGGAGAATCTTCCAAGCATCTATCCAGAAGTGATGATTCGGTTGAGCTTGGAAGGGGAGGAACAGGAGAGCAGGAATGGGCCAGTCCTGTCTTTCCTGGACCCATTCTTCCTGGAGATCATCGATCCCAGGGAGCGGGTGATCTTTGACCCAATTCGCGATGCGAATCCATTCTTTCATCTGATGGAGTTCATCTGGATGATGAGTGGGTCAAACAAAGTGGAGTGGATCGCACAATTCAACAAGAGGTATCACGAATATGCTGAGCCAGACGGTATTGTCCACGGGGCTTACGGCCATCGCTGGATTAATCATTTTAACGGCGTGGATCAAATCGTTGCAGTTGCTGATCAACTTAAGAAGGATCGGACAACCCGAAGAGCTGTACTGGGGATGTGGGACCCGCGAGTTGATCTGGAGCCACACCGGGATCTTCCTTGCAATACTCACATCTACTTCCGTGTGGAATCCGATGCGCTTCACATGACCGTGTGCAACCGAAGCAACGATATCATCTGGGGCATGCTCGGAGCTAATGTGGTTCACATGACTCTTCTTCAAGAATTGATCGCTCACGGGGCAGGTCTTGGGGTGGGGTCGTACATGGTTATGTCCAATAACGCACACGTCTACACGGCGCTTCCCAAGATCAAGGAGATGCTCAATACGAGGTCTCCGGTGGACCCTTACCGAGATGGAGTCGTTTCTCCCTACCCACTTCTAATTCTTGGGGAAGAGGAGATGAAGGATCTCCTCATGGACTGTTATGACTTCGTCCACACAACCGGGAGTCGGTACCGCACCCGGTGGATGAACGAGGTGGCGGTGCCGATGTATCTGGCATGGTACCACCGGAAGGACGGGGGCAGTAAGAATGAGCACTTTATCAATAAAATACAGGCAACTGACTGGAGAAAGGCATGCTTAGAATGGGTGGAGAGGAAATCTGCATCTTCGACCTCGACGGGACGTTAGCAGATGACGGACACAGAGCACACTATTTACATCCTCTACACGCTATTGGGTGTGATGAAATTTACCACCAAGCAGGGATTTGTAGATGTGGAAAAAGACGAGATTGGGATCGCTATTTCGCGGCGGCGGGTAACGATCTCCCTAAACCCAACATCATCAAAGTCTGTAACGATCTCGCCCGATGGCACAAGATTTACATTCTCAGTGGAAGGTCCGAAAGTACAAGAGACGTCACCAGAAAGTGGCTTCACGAACAAGGAGTAGTCTATGACAAATTAATGCTTCGTGGCATTGAAGACAGGACACAAGATGATGTGTTGAAGCTGCGCTGGGTAGAAGAGCTCGGCATTAAGGCGAAGGTCTTGTGTATTTTCGAGGATCGCCAGCGCGTAGTTGATGCGTGGCGCAGGGCTGGATACACTTGTTTTCAAGTGGCTCCGGGTAATTTCTAAGCGTATACTACAGGGGTGCCCAATATGGGTGCGAATGATAGGCAAGTCGGTGGAGCCCACTACAAAGTTGGAGGCGAGGAACATTGGGACCGTGTGGCCCGATTGGGACTCGATTACTTCCAGGGTCAAATCACCAAATATGTGGAAAGATGGAAGGGTAAAGGTGGAATTCAAGACCTTGAAAAGGCTCGCCACTTCTTGGATAAGTACATTGAGGTGGAGACTCAGAAGGCGATGGATAAGGCGGCTGAGGAAGTCGTCAAGGCCGTTACCGGCTGGAAGGTTGAGCAGAAAGATGGGAACATGGTCGCCAGCCATGGAGCAGAAAGTGCTGGCGGCAAAGAAATTTCTAGGCGAAAAGTACGTTCTGCACGAAAGGCGTAAGAATTGATGGTAAGCATACCACGTAGCCGAACGCGTGCCCCCGACGCCATCAAGACTCCCGCAATGTTGGGGAACCAGCCTAGACTCTACCGGCGCGGGGAGGTGATCGGCACCGCGCCATCTTTTAGGAGGTTGTATGGCAGACGAAATAGACGAAATAGGCCGCCTAGCCAAGCGACAAGGCTGGCACTACGAGCTGAGTCGCAATAGTCACTGGAAGTTCTACAATAAGGAAGGCCGAATGGTGGCCGTCGCCCCAAAGACTCCCAGCGATCATCGCTCTATGAAAAACTTCAAGGCGCACCTAAAGAACGCCGGGTTTTTATTTGAAATACCTAAGCTGGTGAAAGAAATGCCAACAGTTAATGATTTGATTAGAGTTAACGGAGAAGGAACCAGCTTCACAGAAGCTGACAAATTCGCCCATACTCGTAAAACACGAACAAGCCGGGCCGGAATGGAAAAGGATATTTTGGCAGTACTCAAGGGTGCCTACCCAAATGAAGTGGACTTTACAACACTGAAAATGAAGGTAAGCTTGAATCACCCGGGGGTGAACAGCACAAGCATCCACCAACGATTGGTCATGTTGAAAGCTTCAGGTAAGGTTTCCAACCTGAATAAGGGATACTACAGAGCTACAAGTGCAGATATAGCTCTTGACTCTCCAGTGGTAGAATCACCTCAAGAAGTACAAATGGACCCTGTATTGCCCGGAGAAGCGAAGCTAGTAATTGATAATTTGAAGTTAGCTGTAGAAGGAGCCAACAAGTTGATCATAAGGCTAACCAGACAGCTATCAGAACAAGAAGAGGCCACAGCACGCATCAAGGCGCTAGCTGCAAGGCTTTGATCGCAAAACTGGCCTTACTCGATCGCCTTCGACGGGCGATCTCCCCCTAGGCAATACACAGGTGGAGGGGGTGTTAATCCAACACTCCGAGTGTTATGGTAAAAACCGTAACAAAAACAAGGGATTGCGATGGCTGGGATAAGAGAGACTAAGAGGTACCAACCCACACGAAGAAATGAAGACGCCAACGGCTACATCCTCGCATACCGCAATACTCCAGATGGATATGAGGGGAGTAGCGGGTGGCTTCGCACACGGGTAGAAACCATGATGCGAAATGTTACGGTCTACCCCTACTGGATCCCTACAGCCGATCTAGCCCTTCTACCATTCCACCAAGGAGGTCCAAGTGCGACAGGGGGATTACGTGAGGTTAGTGCCGAAGAAAGCACAGGGTGACCCTCACCACCCAAGCTGCGACAATGGGTTTGTCGTGGCCGTGCAAGAACAACTCATTTTCGTGGCTTTCCCCGGGCAGTTTCTGGCTGAGCCGGTGGACCCAAGTCTGCTAGTCGTATTGGAGGGAACGTGAAATCAATAGGTCCAAATAGAGGGTCTGGGTTGACCCACCTTTCCGGGCAAATCATCAAGATGAATATATCTGGACTCAACCGCCCCATGTTGCATAAGACCAACACCGGTGAAACCAAATTGCCGGGCGTGGGAAACAAGTCGCAGCGCCCGTTCGTGGCTGCACCGAAGATCAACCGCACGACCTAGAGTGTGGGGTCCGTTTTCGCCCGTGGTTGAAATGGACTGATTGTGCTTGGAACATCTGTATCCAGAATTCACTAGGAAGGCGAAACCCATCAGATGGCGGAAGTCATCCAGCCTAGCTAGAAAATTCTCGTCCATCTTATTCTGACCGCAGCAGCGACAATTGAATTCTTCGATTTTGAAGTACCGCATGATCATCCTCCAGAAAAAGAGGCCCTGCCGGGCGACAGGGCCTAAAGCGACGTTTCCGTCGCTGCGGGGATTTATGGTGTGATCGTTAAAGTGATAGTCACACTGGTGGGAACTCCAGGTACAGCGACTGGCACTAATCGTGAAGCCTGCGCGCTAAAGTCGCTACAGCCTCCCGAATTGCATGCCTTGATACGACCATATATCGTCTGTCCCGCACTAGCTGCAAAGACCTGCGTAGTCGTCGAAGCTGCTGGGGTCAATGTCACGGTAGCCGCCATCGTGCTGGAGTCAGCAATGGGGCTCGTCGAAAGGAACACCTGCACTGAAGTCAGTGCCTGAGTTCCGGTCAACGCAGTTCCGTCCGCAGCTAGCGAAGGAAGAGACCAATTGAGGGTGATGTTGGCCGCAGAGGCGAGCCCCGGCAGCATGAACAATAAGAACAGAAACTTCTTCATTTTGAATTCTCCTTAATCCCCGGGACGAATCGGATGAGCGTCGAAACTAGGGTGTCAATGGAAACCTTGAGTTCAGTCATCTGCTGGCTCAGCCGCCACAGGAAGTACCCAACGAATCCCATGACTGGGGTACCCCCAGCTTGCAAGATAGAAAAGAAATCAAGGTTTTCCATATCAGCCGCCGCTCCTGAGAGACGGACCTCCACTCGCGCAGGTTACTTCAATCGCGTTGGGGGCAGCCGCCGCATTGACCTTTGCACGAAATTCGGCACGGATTTCGGGAACCGTGACATTTTCGCAGTAGAAAGTCACTGCTTTGCCTGCCGCCTTCGCGGCCTTATCGATCTGCGGGGCCAGAACTTGGCATCCCGTTAAGCTCGCCAGACCCATCAACAGAATTACTCGGTTCATCTTTAATCTCCTGTGATTTCAACTGCGAAAAGATATCGTTAATCAACTGATTAACCTCTTTGAACGGACACTCGGACAATTTGTCCAAAATATACGCCACTGCCGGTGAAGGCAGAACAAGAGTCTTTGGCCCCGTCAATTTTACTTCCATCTTTTTCTCCTTACATTTCGTACACAATAGTTACAGAGGGAGCAAATCCAACTATTCCTAGACCTTTGTTATTCGCATTAGTCCAGAGAGCTCCATTTCCAATTTGGAAAGTCATAGTTGCACCGTTGATTAAACAGCTAACCGTATTGGACTGAACACTGTTATCCTGGCCTGAGCCGATCCAAGCATAGGTTGGTGTGGATGGCTGGATAATAGCAG